ACTTAAAGCCTTGATGTTGGAGCGTCTCTATCTTTGTGGAGACGTATTTGCTTAGAAATGGCTGACCGTACTCTCGACAGCACGTCGGTATGGTCTTCTGGGCGCGGACACGCTCAATCGTGACGCCGTAGCGCTCCTCGAGATACCGCAGGTGCTCCTTTGTGGCCTTGTACTCGACACCCGTGTCGAACCAGATGTACGAGACCTCATTCTCCTCGTTCCGGGTCTTCTCGATGATGTCGAGCACGATGTCGGAGTCAGAGCCGCCGCTGATGGAGACGCAGACCTTCTTGTGGTGTCGGAGGACTGCCCGCGCCTTGATGAGCCCGTCGAAGACGGTCACGTTCTCGATTTTGCCGAGTTCTTCGTCGGTTATCATCTGCACCCCCTCACGATGGCCACCAGTTCGGCGTCGCTGACGTCATAGGCGGCGACTATTCCGCGAACGTCGTCAAGCCTTGCCGTCCCCGGGTCGTCGAGCATCCGCCGCAGGTGCGGCTCAGAGAATCCCGCGTTCTGTGCGAACGTGATGCGGGTCGTGTCATCCTCCGCGATCAGTCGGGCGACCATACCGCGAAAGATGGCGTCAGCCTTCCTTGTGTCAACCAACCTCGCGCCCCCTTTCTGCGATGGCCTCGCCGAAGATCTCGGCGACTTCCCGCCACTCGTAGGTGCTCTCGGTCTGCCGATACAGCTGTCTGCGGAGTCTGAGGTTGAGCTCCTGCTGTCTGACCGCCTCCATGTACCAGTGGCGGAGAGCGTCAGCAACGAGCGCCACCACGGCCAACACGCACGGGACGACTAAAAACGCGATCACTGCCCAAGTCTGCATCACTGCACCTCCAGTTCTTCTACAGTCGCCTCAATGTCTCCGATTGCCCGCTCGACCTTCTGCAGGCCGTACGCCGCGTCGTTTACCACGTCCTGCGCCGTGTAGACCTCGCCGCACGGGTCGAACCCCTCGAGCGCCTCTGCCAGTTTCCCCAATGCCGCCATGGCCGCCTCCAGATGGACGAGCGCCACGTTCAGCTCCTCTTTCATGTTCCCTCCTTTCAGTTGACGTCGCCGACGATCTGGTCGAGCGTGACGCCGAGTGCCTGTGCGACCTTGAGCATGTTCGGCACGCTCATCGTCAGATAGGGCTTTTCCTCCATGCGCCCGAGCCAGTCGTACAGGGTGCTCTCCGGGACTCCTGCCGCTTTCGCGACTTGGTAGTCGCTCATTCCTAGCGCGTCCCTTGCCTTCTGATACTTGGTTCTTGTGTCCATCGCGCCTCCTTTCCCTAGATGTAGCGATTGCAGGTACTCCGATTTTTCGGTATAATGAAGTTCCCCAACATCAACACACCGACCTATCGAAGGCCTTCGATTTATCGTAGGACATGAGCCAGTATACCCTCGGTTCGTCGGAGTGTCAAGCACATATTTCGATATATCGGAGGTTTTGGCATGAACAACTTTAAATCGTTGCTAGAAGACCGACATTTATCGGTATGGAAGGTCAGCAAAGAGACAGGCGTGCCGCCGACGACGCTGTACGACCTAGCGAACGACGCGCACGTCCCGAGCTCGAAAACGCTCCAGAAGGTGGCGGACTATCTCGACGTGTCGGTGGACTACCTGCTCAATGGAGAGACCGAGGAGAAGTACTACGAAGACCCGGTCACCGCTGAACTGGCGCAGAGAATGAAAGACGACCACGACCTGCGCCTGCTGTTCTCGGCGGCAAAAGACGCGAAGCCCGAGACGCTACAGGCCGTTTATGACGTGCTTCTGGCGCTCAAAAAGAGGGAGAGGAGCGAAGATTGACGATCTGGTACGACTGGGAACACGAGGCCGTGGTGGTCAAAATGGCGCTCCCGCTTGAGGTAGACGAGGCGGTCACGCCTAACGAGGACGGGACGCACACAGTCATCATCAACGACAGGATCACGGAGGAGAAGGCCAGACGGGCATACGCCCACGCCCTGCGCCATATCGAGGCGGGAGACTTCCAAAGCGGAGAGGACGCCCAGACGATAGAGAGGAGAGCACACGATGAGAGCGCGTAAACTGCCGAGCGGGTCGTGGCGAGTCCGTACGAGCATAAAGGGAGAGCGGAAGAGCTTCACCGCTCCGACGAAGGCCGAGGCGGAGTTCATGGCGCACCAGTACCTCGTCGGGAAGCGCCGCGAGCCGTCCCAGATGACGGTCGGGCAGGCCATCCGCGCCTATATAGACGACCGGGAGGCGGTGCTGTCGCCCTCCACGCTCGGAGGCTACAATAGCCTCGCTCGGAACGCTTACGATCAGATCGCCACCGCCCGCATAGATGCCGTCGATTCTGCGGCCATTCAGCGGTGGGTGAGCGCTTACTCGGTCAATCATGCCCCGAAGCGTGTGCGGAACGCGTACGGCCTTCTGGTGGCGTCTCTTGGCATGTTTCGCCCAGACCTGCACGTCTCGGTCAAGCTCCCGCAGGCGCGGAAGAGCGACGCCCACACACCCACCACGGAGGAGGTGGAGACGCTCCTCGAGTACATCAAAGGCCGCGACCGGGATCTCTACGTCGCCGTCCTTCTGGCGGCCTTTGTGCCCATGCGGCGCGGCGAGGTCTGCGCCCTTCTGGGTCGCGATGTCGACCACAAGCTCTGCCAGATCAGCATAAGCCGCAACATGGTCACGGACGACGCGAACGTGGCGTATGTCAAACAGCCGAAGACGGCGGCAGGGTACAGGACGGTCACGCTCCCGCGCTCCATCATGGCGGAGTTGCCGCTCGTCGGAGCTGACGACCGGGTCGTGCCGCTTCCGCCGAATGTTGTGTCGCAGAGGTTCAAGTCGGCCTGCAAGGCCTGCGGACTCGATGGCGTCCACTTCCACAGCCTCCGCCACTTCGGCGCATCCATCCTCCACGCATGGGGAGTCGTTGACGCGGTGATCATGAAGCGCGGCGGGTGGAGCTCTCCCGACGTGATGCGCCGCGTCTACCGGGAGGCGCTGAGCGATGAGGAGAGACGCATACAGGAGGGAATCGACGCGAAAATCGACGGTCTTTTATCGTGACCTGGTCGTGTCCATTTTCGTGTCCACTTTCCGCGTAAAAAGGCGTCTGAGAACGGAAAAAAGCGGCGTTTTCCGCCGAAAACAGGAGTCTATAAACAGCAAAAAACCTCGGTTCTATGCGGTTTCCCGCGTAAAACCGAGGTTTCTGTCGTTATGAGCCACTGGGGACTCGAACATCATACATTTGAGGCCACAGGCCGTTTTATGTGGCCTCGTGTCCACGTTCGTGTCCGTCTCTGGCGATGGCCTCGCGGATGAGCGCCTTTATCGCGCCCTGCATGGAGTCCTGTCTGTCGAGCCATGCGAGCACGTCGGCGTCCGTCTCCGTGTTCAGCTTTAGCGCGACCCTCCTCGTGTGCGCCGCGTCGTATCTGGCCTGCCGCTCGCTCGCCTTGTTCATGCCTCGTCCTCCATTTCGTCCTTGTAGAGCTCGTATTCGTGGTCGAACTCCATCCAGAAGATGGCGCTGAGCTCGTCCGCTTCGCTGATCCCGTCACGCTTGGCAAGCCAAGCCAGGAACGCGGCGTTTTTGTCCGTCAGTGTGATGGTGATGCGTTTCTTTTTCATGTTGCCTCCTTTGGTGCGGGAGCGGTTTGCCCGCCCCCTCGGTGTGTGTCAGCTCTCGAGCCACTCTTTCACGATGGCGTATGCCTTCTCGTGTGTGCATCTCGTCTTGATCGTCTTGCACTTGCCATAATCTAAAACCCTGCTCTCCATATCTGCCTCCTGTGTGGTGTATAGTGTTTATTGATCTTCCTTACATGAAAGAGTATAGCATAGGTATGTACCTACGTCAACCCCTTTTTTGAGATTTTTCAAAAAAGTTTTGGGCACAAAAAAAGAGCCCCACCACCCGGAGGTGGTGAGGCAAGGAACAGGAGGAAGCACGACCCAGACCGGGCAGTCCTCCCGATCTGGGCTTTATCGGTCAGTGGCGCAGATCATGCGCCCGTAGTCGACCCACGGGAGGCGGCCAGACTTGGTGAACTTGGTCTCGGAGATCTTGAGGAGGCAGACGTCGACGAACTCATTCTCGAAGCTGACCTCGTAGCCTCCGCCGACGTCGACGCCTACGTGGCCAGACTTCCACAGCATGCCGCCGCAGACGCCAAGACGCGGCGTGGTGATGTCATGGCAGACGGAGTAAAGCGCTCCGCTCGTCATGTCGTACGGGACGCGCGGCTTGTTCGGGTCGACGCCCTGCGTGACGAGGCAGACAAAGCCCGAGCAGTCGGCGACCCTGCACCCGGTCACGTGGTCGATTAACTGGTCGATTGTGTGGCCTGTGTCGGTGACCGTCTTCTTGAAGTGGGACGGGTAGGCGTTCCACTTTTTGCGGACAAACTCCGCCGCCTGGTCACGGGTGGCGAGGTACTCGCCGTTCCCACCGTAGACGTAGCGCCAGTGCTCACGGTCTCCGAAGACGCGCACCGCGTTCGTGCGCACGTAGTCCCAGTCGGACAGGATAGGGTAAGCCATCACTCAACCTCCTTTGTGCGGTGGTATTCGGCGGTGCTGACGCCGATCAGTGCGCCAACGAACAGCGACGCCGCCGTGAACGTCTCGCACACTGCGTCACCGAAGGGCAAGCCCCAGATGGCGCTGACGGTCTTATAGAGCACCCCGCAGGCCGGGAAGCAGACCAGAGCAAGCCATTTCATGATGGTGTATGTCTTATCGTTGAGCTTCAT